TTTATTATTATGGTATTTGTTATAATTTATCGCACTTTATTTGTCCAGCAAATACTGTTGAAAACATGAAGAGTTCTGTTTTAAATAGAGTTCTTTGTGTTGCTAACACCGTTACCACTCAAGCGTGTCAACGTGATTTGACAGAAGCACTCAAGTTGTTTTGTCCTGCTTTTGATTTATTAGACAAAAAAGAAGAATGGTTTGGAAAATTAAAAACCATTCAGAAATATGCGATTTTAAAAGATAGACTTAGGGAGTCGGAGGGGAAGTGTTTTCAGTTTATTCCTGCTTCCATAAAAATTGACGAATCTTTGTGGGGCAAAGATAAACGTGTACCAAGATTTTTATGTAATCTATCTGGCCATTGGCATGATTTGCTGGGAAGTTGTTTTGATCAACTCAGTACATTTCTTGCTGATGGTTTCTTTTCTGGAGATGATTATTGTAAGATAAATGGTCAACTTATTACGTTGACGTTTGCTCATGCTTATACTAATCTCCGATTAGACAAATGGTTTAATTCACATCTTTATCGTTATGGTTTACATATTATATGTATGGGTGACGATATGATGGCAATAGACAATCGTGGTAAAACACGCTTTATTGAGTGTGATTTTAGCAAATACGATAGAACTCAAAATTCTTATCTATTGGCGTTGTTTTGGAGATTTCTTGACAAACTTGGTTTGTATGAAATTTCTGAGGTACATCAGCAAATGTACAGGTGTAAGATAAAATTACCCAACTACGAGAATCATTCCTTGCACAGTTTAAATTATCAACTTGAGGAAGTACGTATGAGATATACGGGCGAGGCTGCCACCTGCTTAGCTAATTCTGTTACCAATTTCTTGATAACTGCCCTTGCGTTGACTAGTGATGATCCAGAACAGTATTATAGAGACTGTGGGGTTCTGCCAAAATTGTATTATAAAGATGCTTACACCACTTTTTTGAAAGGTGTTTGGCTTTTTGGCTTGGATGGGTTATATCACTGGACCAAATTACCTTCTATGTTTGGTAAGTTTGGTAAAAGTTTAACAGATCCGTTAAGCTTGTATTCAAAGAAACATAGTACACAACGCCGGTATGCTCAATTCCTATATTGCCAGCTTCTCGGATACGGTAAATTTGCCAATAATCAATTTTATCGTAATATTGAAAAAGAAATTCACCGCTTAACCTATAATCGTATTGGGGATAAGGTGAACCTTATACACCATCCTTGGGAAATTAAAAATTGTGAGGTGGTTGCAGACGTAACTGAAGATTTTTTCAATTTTGTGTATGTTAGATATGGTTTTACTGATTTTGACCTTCTTCGTATTTTGGAGAAGTATCGAAGTATTGTGAGTATTCCATGTCTTTTTCGTAGTCACGAACTCGCTTTTATGTCCGAGCGTGATTATGGCTAGTCCCATTACGTCCGACTTTGTCGGTTTTTCCGCTTTATGCGAAGGAAGACCTTTATGTTCCAAATTATTTATTCTCCTTACCATATATTAGGAGTCTTATTAGCCATTCTGAGGCGCATAAAATCAGAATAAGCTGTGAAACTAGCAATTTTAACCCCCCCTTTCATGAATAATAACAATAATAACAAAAAATTAAAAATAATAACTAAAAAATCAAGACTACAGAAACAAAGAAGAAACGTTGACTTGCAGAAAGCTCGTCTCTTATCAGGCAAGGTTGCTAACAAACAAACGTCTGAGGTAGTCCCTAACTATGGTAAACAATTAGGTTCCATAGTTCAAAAAGGATATGGCGCTACTTTACGCATGTATCCTTCTACGCTTCACTTTGCTCAAGTGTATGCTAACCCCTTTCTTACTATAGGGGCGAGATTACCAGCTTTCCCTGTTCGTAACTCTCAATTATTTCAAACTTTAGTGGATGGAGTGATGCTTACCAACGCTGGCGGCAGTGGTTGGATAGTTGTCACTCCTGGATGGGGAGTAACTAACAACCAAGCTTGTTGTTATTTCACTAATGCTCCCACCTCTCCACCAGCATCAGCTTTTGTTGGTGCTATAGGAGTTGGTTTTGCCAATTCCCCTTATACGATGGGTACATTCGACCCGCTCGTCTCTATGGCTAACACACTTAATTTTCGATTAGTGTCTGTTGGTGTCAAAGTACGATATGACGGTACAGAATTGAATCGTGGTGGATCAATTTTGTGTGGACAATGTACACCTGAAAATCTCACTTTATTCGCTGTTGATTACAGTGGTTTTCAAAAATACCCTGGTGTCAAAGAATATCCGGTTAGCGAAATGCGCTGGAGTGCTGCCACCAGACAAATTACTGATGAAAACGATTTGTATTGGCTTCAAGTCAATAATAGTTCTGTTCCAGGAACTCAAAATATCAGTAATTCAGGTTATCCAGGACAAATTTCTGTCGATAACAGTGCAACTCTTGGTATTTATATTCAATCTGCGAATCCAAATACCCCTTTTATCTTTTCTCTTTCCTTTCATTGGGAAGCGATTGGTATTCCTCTCCAACATAAAGCAATTACTAAATCAGATGCTGTTGGTTTGAATCATGTGGTTGATACTTTTGCCAGCCAAAGAATACAAGATAAAACTACCCCCGATCATGCTGTACCTTTCACTACCGAGGATACCGGCCCTAAGGTTGTCAAATCTTTGATTGCGCATGACGAAAAGAAATTGGATTTACCAAGTGTTCTTTCAATGGGGGCTAAACTCCTACCACTTGCGATGGGACTTCTCTAATTTGTTTTAGTGAGAGGTTTGTCATTTTGGCCTGAGAAGAAACAATTGACTGAGAGTAAACTTATAAAATCTGAATGCACTCTAACATCAATTTAAAATGAGTAGTGGAAGATGAAACCACTATAGTAAATTCACCCGTTCTTAA